GGGAATTACAGCAGCCAAGGGGCAGTTTGTATTTGTGATTGTCCTTGGTTGGACGCTTGTCGTTGTGTGGACCTACAAGCAGTTTCAGTTTTTACAGGAGTCATTTTCTCCGTCGGGTCCAGCTGCTTCCCCTCCGTATACACCTGAAAAATATGGAGTTCTGGGTCAGTGGGTGATGTATGGACTCTACTGTGTCTTTTTGGGTATGAACTTCCCATCTCAGTCGGTTGGTGTATTTTTCGGGAAAGATCGACCATCCTATAGCTGGATGACAAAGTTCCTCTTTGCCGTATTATCTGCACTTGCACCTGTAGCCGGATTCCTCTTTCAAACACTTATCTGGTTCACAGCTGTTCAGCAGATTGATTCAATTCCTGCTACAACACAAGCATGATCCAACTACATTGGCTGGTAATTGGTATACTAACTGGACTTGTGATCGGCACAGTGTTCGTGCCTCCTACGCGTAAGGTGTCGGGTGTTCCCAAACCGGGAAGCCCCGAGGTCTTCTACACAGATACGGGATGTGTTCGATTCGAGGCAACCGAGGTGCCCTGCACAGCCGAACCCGATTCTTTGAATCTCCTCGCCGCTCAGAAGTAATGAAACTACCGATCACACATGTCCTCCATCGCGGGGCTCCGTTTTTCTCCTTCATCATCGGTCTTGGTATGGCTGTTGTTTTGTTTCATCGCGACTACGGAGTCATGAAGACCCTGGCTATACCCATTGGTGAAGCGACAACCAAGATCGTCAAAGTGGACGGAAAGTGCTACCGCTACCGCGTGGAAGATGCAGATTGTCAAATCCCGTCTTCCACATAAACAATGGAAGGCGCAACTTCTCTGGATGCTCTTCTCCCGAGTCCGCAGGGTCCGCAGTCTGCACCGCCGGTGTATCCCGACTCGGGTAGCCCGCCCCCGAGCAACACGGTTGTTCCGTCGTTTAAGCCGACTCTTCCTGCCATGGCATTCATGTTCCGCAACCTTCAGCTTTATGTTTCCTTCTTCGTTGCGACGTTTATTCTGTCGCTCGCAACCCCCCGCAACCTTCTGCTTCAGTATATCCCGTCGGCTTACACTGGGAATGGTGTTGTGAGCTACCAGGGCGCAGGAGTGGTGGGAGTTGCATCGGTAGTCCTGGCTCATTTTGTGAACATCGTTTTTTCAAGCTTTCTCGGTTAGTGTGTATGAATACAATGCAGGCTCCACCGGCTTGGGTCTATCCGCGGATCCTACTGGGAGCCGGTAATCAATTGACTCCACTTTTCGCAGCAAAATATAGAATTACCCACGTGGTCAATTGCGCATTTGCAGATGATTGTCCAGAGTGGTGGAGGATGAGACACCCGAGTCAGTATGTTGAGATCCATGCGATCGACTCCATTGCTGTTCGGATCTTGGATTGGTATCCAGAGTTTGAGAACTGGATGAAACTCTTTCTGCGATCGTCGAATGGCACTGTGTATGTTCACTGTAAAGCCGGCATTAACCGTTCTGCTTTCCTCGTGATGGCGTTCGTCTGCAAGAACTCGGGGATTGATTTCAAGACTCTTCTGAATTCGGTTCGTCGTCAGCGACCGATTGTATGTCAGAATTCTGCTTTCATGAAACAGGTTGAAGACGAACTATATGGACATATTCAAAGTAAGGAAAACACGGGAAACGGAAACAACCTCGATGGGAACTCTTGATTCTGTCCACCAAGACATCGTGAATGGGCTGCGCGAATCCAAGACCCGCAAGGGCGAATTGGAAACCGAACTCGCATCGCTCCGAGAGCGGATTGACGGTCTGCGGTCCTCGAATGAAATTCCAGACGTTGTCACATGTAGCGCATGGGAAACACGTGTTCGGGAGATCGAGCAGGAGTTAGGTCGGGCAAACCCTATGGAGGACTACTACATGAAGAACATGGACATCCTGATGGATTATTACAAACGTCCGGATGCCACCGCGCCGGCGTTACAGTCTCCGCAGGATATGACCACGTTTATGAAGTTCTTTACATCCGCTGCACCTGCGGAGTCATCTAAGAAGCAGATCTTTGATGAGTATGTGGCTCGCATGAAGCTAAGTAATAACCCTGAGGCGATTCAGCACATGACCGAGCATTGCACTGCGTGTAATGTGGCTCGTGAGGAAATCAGTTCCGAAGGAATTCTAGCCTGTCCCAAGTGCGGGTCTGAGGAGTATTCATTGGTTGTCTCCGACTTCCCTTCGTTCCGTGACCCGCCGAAGGAGCGGAACAATTACGCCTACAAGAAGATCAACCATCTCAATGAGATCCTGAACCAGTTTCAGGCGAAGGAGTCTACGATGATTCCCGAGGAGGTGATGAACGAGGTGGTGCTGGAGATCCGTAAGCGTCGCATCAACAACATTGCTGATCTGACGGAGAAGGAGATTCGTGAGATTCTGAAGAAGCTTGGGAGGTCGAAGTATTACGAGCATGCCGCTCACATTTTGAGTCGGTTGAACGGTAATCCCCCACCGACAATCACTCCGGAGATCGAGGAAAAAATCCGCACGATGTTCCAGGAGATTCAGGCTCCGTTCCTACTCTACTGCCCGAACGACCGCACGAACTTTCTGTCGTATTCCTACATTCTCTACAAGTTCTTCGAGCTGCTGGACTTGGATGAGTATAAGGTCTACTTTCCGCTGCTGAAGTCACGTGACCGTCTGATTGCCCACGATCACATTTGGGCGAAGATCTGTGACTACCTGAAATGGGAGTTTATTCGCTCGGTCTAAGCCCACGACACGCGGTAGAACAGCGTGAACGTCCTGCGCGTGACTGAACATCCGGGAAACGTCTCCTTCAAGGCTTTTTCGATCGACGCAGCCGGAATCCCCTTGGGGGCTTCGACGAAGAAGTATGTGTCGCCCACACTCCGCGCGTCCATTTCCGAAATCCTCACGAACTCGCTGAGACGATTCACATCATCCGATAATGCCCGAAGCTCTTCGGCTGTAGGCATTAACGGACATTCGGAGCGTTGGTGTAAATAACCTGATCTGTAAATAATGCCGGAGGAACTGGATATTGATAACAGGGCGGAATTTGACACATTTGTATTTGAACAGACCAATAGATGCCGCATGAAAGAGAATGCAAGAGCATACACAGTTAGCTTCACATGCAATTTGCAAGGAAAGTATACGATAACTGAAAATTGCCGGAAGTTTTTGAATGTTGAGCAGACAAATTTAGGTTCTTTTATTGCTAAGTTAGATACTGAAAGACGAACGGCGAAGGATCTCAATTATAACCAAATTAATCAACATGTTGATCGAGCCCAAACCAATAGTGATCTTGATGCTACGCTGCGCACCATTAAAGAAAGGAGTAAGTTGCCGTTGAAGACGTTGGCTGTCATAAAAGAACTTCTAAACCCCTCAGTCGAATCTTCCGAATCACGCCCGAGGAGGGAAGATGTAGAGTATGCCAACCGCCGCGTGCTTGAGATAAATGCGCAGCGACGTAATGCTGCGCGCGCCGAGGAGCTGAGGCCGGTGGTGGCGGCGGCTAACCGAGCCACAGCTATAGACCGCGGCATACAAAGACCTAGTCTTGATATTTACGGTTGGCGGTTCGGGGGACCTATGCCAGGAAGAGGCGGCACCCGTCGTCGTATGAAGAACCCCTCTTGGAAGGGATACAAGCTGCATGGCACGAAGAAGACTCGCAGGGGGACCGGCCATAGAACTCGTCGCCGTAATAAGTAAATGCTGAGGTTTCTCAAAGGGAAATCGAAGAAGGTGCTGCCCGCGCCGCCTAACTTTCCAGCACTGGCTGTTGATGAGCTTCTGAAGGAGATGAATGAACCGATACCGCAAGATGAAGTTGATAAGCGTGTAGAGAAGCTCAAAAAGGAGTGGTTGACGAAACATTCGGGAGGTCGCCGTCTCATGTCCAAGAAGTATTGCAGGAAGACACCATGCCGCCGTCCGTATAAGAAGTGCTACACCCGACGTCGATAAATCTTAGTGGTAAGTAATGACTACCCACCGTCTGCGGTTTCTTCGTAAACACCACCTTGTCGAGAAGGGGTATTCCGTTGGAGAGTTGGCGAAGATATCCAAGGTTTCTCAACCTATTCTCCAGCAGGTGTATGATCGTGGCATTGGTGCCTACAAAACCAACCCCACATCCGTTCGGATGAAGGGCACGTTCAGGAAGGGCGTAAAGGCTCCGTACAGCAAGAAACTGAGCAAGGAGCAGTGGGCAATGGCTCGGGTCTACTCGTTTCTTGATGGAAACCCGAAGCATGACGGGGACTTGCGCCGTAAAACTCGTCGCCGTACTACGTAATGGCAAGTCAAAGCGATCTCGCAGTAACAGCCTTTTTCGGAGCATTCATGGGACTCGTAGGTCTTGCGCTGTATCAGACCTACTCGATGGTCAACAGTTCCCCTGTGGAGGCTGAGCCCGTCGAGGTGCCACCCACAGAAGGCGGCAAACGCAAAAAACGTCCCACCAAGTAGTAAATGGCTACCGAATCCGAATTCACCAAAAAGGTGCCGAATGACTGGGTTGAGACGTGGTATTATGTCATCTTCTGGCTTGTGGCGATCTCCGCTGCACTCGTGGTGGGCGTGGAGCTGCTTGTGATGGCGTCTTCGCCCAAGAAGGGGCTTGCACTGTTTATCCGTTCGGCTCCTGCGCTGATCTTAGGTGTAGTGAACGCGATGTTTCTGTATATCCTCAGCGTCCGTGCCCTGAAGTAATCTTGCGATCAAGTTCAACGATCGCCTCAAACAACGCCGTCATAACCCGCCTGTTTGCGTGCTGCTCCCAGGTATTCGACTTGTTGTTGTCCCATGCGTCGGCGCACAACTTATCGAACTCTGATACAGGCTTGACCACGCCCTTCATGATATCCATGACAATCTTCAGTTCGCTTACCTTGTTGATCTCGAGCTTCTGATATTCAAGATCCCGAATCTGATCACGGAGTTGCCCAATCTCATCATACTTGCGCTGCCCCGCGAGAGTGACGATCTTGGAATGAAGATGGTTGATCTGCTCATCGATGATATCGGAACGAGTGGACATTGTGCCGATGAAAACAGCTTCGTGGCAACGGATCCGTTTTACCAGCTCGTCTCCTTCTCTAGACGGCGAAGATAGAAGGCTTCTTCCTTCGTTTCTCCCCAATGGATACGAATGGCAATGGTCGTCGTATCGTAGATAACGGTCGAAACATCAGAATCTGGAAACAGCTTCTGGAACAGCATCATCGCACGATCATGACCAATGGACGTGATGCCGGCGGGGAAGTGTGCCTCATACCGCGTCTTGCCCATCTTAGCTGTCTCGACGACTCGGTTGTAGACAACATTCGCGAAGAGCTCGCCGACGGCTTCCTGTTCACGAACACTTGCCTTCTTCTTCTCCTCCTCGGCGTCGATGTAGAGATTCTGGAGCTGAGAGCGGGTGATAGGCTGCATTCTACAATGGAAAATAAGTAAGTAAGGGGCGGGTGGATCCGTTTTCCGCTACGGCAGCGTCATATGACGGATCTCAAAGCTGTTTCCCTTCTCGAGATACAGCGATACGACGCCGTTCTGTGATGTTACGTCCGCGACGGCCTCGTGCCACAGCACTTCGGCGCTGGTATCGTTCACGGCTGCATTCTCCTCCAAGAATGTAATCCACTTGGCCTTGATTGCAGCTAGTGCGTGGGGGAGGGACTTGTAGGGTGTAGGGTAGAGCGTGTGGCCGCTGTCGGTGACTTCGAGGACAATGTAGAAGGACGCCATGGTGACCGCATCGGGGTACTGTTCTGATGTATCGGAATCCGTTTTCTACGCCAACTCCTTCGAATTCAGCCGCCGCTCCCATGCGAACAGCCAGCAGCCAGACTTGGTGCACTTCTCGATCACACCCTCCTTCAGCTTCTTGCGGTCACGGGTCGCCATTTCGGCGTTCAGTGCCTCCAAGCGCTTCATCATCTCAGCAACGGAGATCTTATTCTCCTTTGTGATCCGGGCGAAGTCGTCGAGCAGAGAATTCTGCTCAAAGGCTGGGCGGTGAGAATTCGGGCTGGTTGACTTCAGCAGGGCATACTTCTTGCAGAACGCATCCCTCGCTCCAACCAGCTCCGAGAAGTCAACCGGCTTCTCCGCGATATACAGCTCTGACACGGACACAGCCTTGTTCAGACGGCGGAACTCCTCCTTGAGTTCCTCGTCGTTCGTGTTCCACAATACGTCAATCAGGATGTCTGCACAGTCCTCGATTCCCTTGAGAGCCTCGCGGCGGTGATTGGACTCGTAGCAGACGATCTTGTTCTTGACATCTGCGAGGTGGATGATGCCATCCGCACGCTTCGCACGCAGAATGTGGTCATGGATCTCAGCAACCCGCTCTGCGTCAGGGTCGCGGTTAAACTCCCACTTCTCAATCGGGAGCTGGTTGAAGATCTTGACTGGAACCCACCAAATCTGGTGATTCGAGCCATGCTGGATGCCGGGAACGTTGTTTTGACGAAGGAATGCGTCGAGAAGAGCCATTTTGATCGATTGCCGAACCCAATTTGGTATGAAACGGCGGATCCGTTTTCTACTCGTCGTTGTCGCTCAAGTCGTTTCCGTCCGTATCTGTCTTGGCATAGCAGTCGGGGGAGTAGTGGCTCTTGCGTCCGCATCGGTAGCAGGCACCCGTCTTCTTAGCGGGGCGGGGCGGTGGT